AGCGCCGATACCCCCGAAGAGGCGCGCCGGATTTTATAGGGTGGTCAAGAATTGAGGTGAACATGGGAAAAGCAACTGAGTATACACGGGTGGCGGTGGATAAACTGATCCCGTATGTAAATAACGCGAAACAGCACAGCGATAGTCAGGTTACAAAGATTGCGTCCAGCATCCGTGAGTTCGGGTTCCTGAACCCCGTGCTGATCGATGCCTCGTATAACGTAATCGCGGGACACGGACGCATCCTTGCGGCAAAGAAGCTGCAGATGGACGAGGTGCCGTGCCTGTTCGTCGAAGGGCTGACAGATGCACAGCGCAAGGCGTATATCCTTGCGGATAATCGGCTGTCGGAACTTGGCGAATGGGATATGGAGCTCGTTATGGGCGAGCTTGCGGAACTTGACGAGCTTGGGTTCGATACCGAGCTGACGGGGTTCGACTTCCAGGTCGAACCCGAAATCACCGACGACGAGGACGACGTTCCCGAACCGCCAGCGGAGCCAAAGGCGAAACTCGGTGACCTTTATCAGCTCGGACGCCATAGACTGATTTGCGGCGACAGCACCGATGTCAATGTCGTTGAGAGGCTGATGGGGGGGCAGAAAGCCGACATCGCAATAACATCACCTCCGTATGGAGCGGGCAATTCATCGAAGATCCGCAACCATTACGTTAAAGGCGCAGATACGCCTGACTCGTTCTACAACGAACACGATGACAATATATCAGAATGGGACGACTTAATTCGCGGCTCGTTCAATACGATGGCATCGGTCAGCGACGCACAATTCGTCAACATTCAGATGCTTGCAGACAACAAGCGACAGCTGATGCGATTTGTTGCTGATAACGCTGAAAATCTAATTGATGTCATTATATGGGACAAGAAAAAAGCGCCACCGCAGATGCAGTCGAACGTATTAAATAATCAGTTTGAGTTTGTGTTTATCTTCGGCGGTCAGTCGAGGGCGATACCATACGCGAACTTTCACGGGAATATAAACAACATAATCACATTAACGACGGGTGTGAACGAATACGCAGACATACATCGCGCCGTGTTCCCAATCGCGTTTCCTGCCGAACTGTTGAAAATTGCGTCGGAGGCAAAATCTGTCATTGATGTGTTCGGCGGCACCGGCACAACGCTGATCGCGTGCGAACAGCTCGACCGTGATTGCTATATGTGCGAGCTCGACCCGAGATACATCGACGTTATTATTGAACGATGGGAAAATCTGACAGGCGAGAAGGCGGTGCTTCTCGATGAATAGAGACGAGCTGATAAACGAGATCCATCGTGTCGAGACCGCACTCCACAAGACCGCAAGCCACAATCTAAGAAGCGACTACGGCAAGTATCTGAAGCGTTTATATAAGGACTTGCGGTATTACGATAGGAGTATGGAAAAATGGCAGAAGCAGACCTCAAGGCTCGCGCCGATGCAGAACATGACAGAATAACAGCCATATTAAACGACGCGGGCATATCCGAACGGCGTATGCAGACGCTTGCGCCGATAATCGAGAATGTGTCGTGGATGCGGGCAAAGCTGGACGACTCACGGCAGCTGATAAAAAACAGCAACATCGTCGTGCCGTATGACAACGGCGGCGGGCAGAAGGGCATCCGCGAAAATCCCGCGTTCAAGGGTTATGAGGCACTATGGAAGGCATATATGCAAGGCATGAACCGCATACTTGACACGCTGCCTCCCGAAGAGATACAAGAGGCGGTCGCTCCCGACATCAGGCCGCAGACCGTACTTGATACGATACGGAACAAACACAACAAGCCATGAGAGGAAGTCAGGAACCGCGCATAAGGGTCGAGCCGCAAAGGACGTCAACAGACGGAACCGATGCGGCTGTTTTGATGGCTGAATACGGCTATCAGCTTGACGAATGGCAAGAGCTTGTGCTCGATTGCTGGCTCGGTCGGGACGAGGCCGGCAGATATAACGTCACATCGGCGGGGCTGAGTTTGCCGAGGCAGAACGGCAAGAACGTCTGCCTTGAGGCACGTGAGTTTTTCGGGCTTGTTGTCAACGGCGAGAAGATACTGCACACGGCTCACCAAGTACGGACATCGAAGAAATCGTTTCGACGGTTGGCTTCGATGTTTACTGATAAACGGCACCCGGAAGTGACCGACCTCGTTAAATCGATACGATACACGAACGGCGAGGAATCAATTGAACTGCTGAACGGCGGCACCATCGAGTTCTCGGCGCGAAGCAGACAAGCCGCGCGAGGCTTCGATGGCATCAGCCTTGTTGTATATGACGAGGCTCAGGAACTGACCGACGATCAGGTCGAGGCTATTATGGCAACGCTGAGCGCATCTGCTACCGGCACAAGGCAGCTTATATATACAGGGACGCCTCCGTATCCGGGGTGCCCTGGCGACGTATTCAGGCGCAGACGCACAGCCTGTATCGACGAGCCGGGCAAGCATGATTGCTGGCATGAATGGAGCGTGGCCGCTGAAGGCATTTCCGAAATAAATGTCGCGGATAAGGACTTGTGGTACATGACGAACCCCGCACTCGGCATCAGGCTCGACGAGGAGTTCACGGCTGAGGAGATGCGGTCGATGTCGAAAGACGGCTTTGCCCGCGAGCGTCTTGGCTGGTGGACGCCTATCGTCAAGCACGAACTCGATTATGCAATCAGCAAAGAGACATGGGAGGCCTGCAAGTCGACCGAGCCGAAGCCCGAGGGCAAGACGGCTTACGGCGTCAAGTTCAGCGCAGACGGCTCGACCGTGGCGCTGTGCGGTGCGGTCATACCCGACAAGGGCGAGGCGCGGATCTCGCTCATAGAGCTGAGACCTACGGGTCACGGCATCGGATGGCTCGCTGAATGGCTCAACCAAAGATACAACAAGGCCTGCTGTGTGGTCATCGATGGTCGTAACGGTGTCGATGTCCTTGTGGAGCGTATCGCTGACACATGGAAGATAAAAGGCTCGGTGATAAGACCGACAACACGCGATATGATCGCGGCAACCAGTACGCTGACGAACGCACTGAACGAGAGGTCGGTGACATGGTTCCATCAGCAGGAGGCGCTGAATGACAGCGCACTAACATCGGTAAAACGCGCTCTCGGTGGAGGATGGTGCTTCGGTGGAGATAATTCCACACCGATCGAGGCGGCATCACTTGCGCTGTGGGGCGCTCAAAATAGTAAACGAAATCCTAACAAGAAGATGAGGATAGGGTAAATGATTATATCGATTACGCCTGAAAAGGTAATAGGACTTGGGGCTAAAGAACAGGCAATGCTCGACAAGCTCCTGACGGTTTATCAGAACGCGGCAATCAAGAACGAACAGAAGGACAGATACTACGAAGGCAAGATCTCGCTGAACGAGGTCAATCTCGGTATCGCACTTCCGCAGGGTATGCGTGGACTCGAAATCGGGTGCTCCTGGGGAGCCAAGACTGTCGATGTACTCGCGTCTCGTTCGATGTTTGATGGATTTGTCGGAGAGAACGGCGAAGAGGTCGATGAGCTGACCGAGATAGTCAGGAACAACAACATCATAGCGGAATACCCGAAAACGTGTCGAGACGAGCTGAAGATAGGATGCTCGTTTGCGACACTGTCGGCAGATGACAAGATCCGCTGCCGTATAAGGTTCCACTCGGCGAAGTCAGCTGCAGCGGTATGGGACGGAGAGAAGGGCCGCATCGCTTACGGCTTTGCGATAACTGACACCGCACCGAGCAACGACCCGACTTACTGGACACCGTCAATGATGAACCTCTACACGGACGAGGCCATATGGGTCCTGAAGCGTGACGGACAGATATGGTACGCAGAGGAGCACCGTCACAGAATGGGCAGACCTCTGATGGAGCCGTTCATCTATAACCCGACAAGCACGAAGCCGTTCGGACAGTCGCGCATCAAGGAGCCTATCCGCAGACTGATACAGAGCTATGTCAGAACGATAGCAAATGCGACTATCGGCCTTGAGTTCAGCACGGCACCGCAGAAATATCTGCTGGGTGTCACGGATGATCAGTACGATGCAGTGGTGAATCAGAAGTTCAAACAGTATGTCGGCAACATCCTCGCCTCAACGGTCAATCCGGAGACAGGCGAAAAGCCGACATTCGGTCAGCTTCAGCAGGGCAACATCTCGCCACACGTTGAGATGCTCCGCTTACTTGCGACACAGTTCAGTGCGGCATCGGGTCTTACTGTAACGGATACCGGAGTGGTCAACGATGCGAACCCGACAAGCTCCGATGCGATACTTGCACAGTCGCAGACACTCGTCTCGATGGCTGAACAGCTCAACGAGCGCAACGGCGATTCACTGCGGGTCATCGGCATGATGGCGCTGGCTATCGCAAACAATACTACGCTTGACGGACTCACCGACACACAGAAGAATATCGTGGCACACTTCAAGAACCCTGCGATGCCTTCTGTAGCGGTAACAGCAGACGCAGCCATCAAGATCGCGTCAGCCCGTCCTGAGTTTGCGGGCACAGATACATTCCTTGAGATGATAGGCTTCGACCAGGCTGACATCAGACGCATCAAGTCGCAGGAGCAGAGAGAACGAGGGCTTGCGGTCCTCGGTGAGATAGGTGAGTAATGGCACGGATCACAACGAAAGCGTGGAACAATTACATCAGCATACTCCGCAGACTCAGCGAGAGAGCGTCCAAAGAGATGCGGGCGATGTTAACCAAGCTGAGTGCTCAGTATGAAGAGGGCATTATCACGCTTGAGGAATATGAGGACGCGGCCATAGACTACGCATATGCACTTGCCACAAAGTATGGCGAGGGAGCAGGTGCGGTAGCTTGCGAGATGTATGATGCCATCGCAGAGCTTCAGGGCGCGGGCATACCTCCAGCGGTCCCGGCGGCAACAGCCACAATGGATGAGACCGCAAGAGCGGTAGTCGGCACGATGAAGACCGGAAACCTCGACATAGTAGCAAGCGCAACCGGAAGACTCGTCAAACTGGTCGGAGTGGATACCATGCAGCAGAACGCACTGCGAGATGGCGCTGAATGGGCTTGGGTGCCACAGGGTGACACTTGTGCCTTTTGCCTGACGCTTGCATCGAGAGGATGGCAGAGAGCATCGAAGAGAGCGCTCCGCAACGGACACGCAGAGCACGTTCACGCTAATTGCGACTGTACTTATGCGGTGCGATTCAGCAACGATCTCGATGTCGAAGGGTATCACCCTGATGACTATCTCGATATGTATCGGAACGCTGATGGCAATAGCCCTGAGGAACGAATAAACGCCATGAGGCGCGACTTTTACGCAAAGAACAAGGAAACTATCAATGCTCAAAAGCGGGACGCATACGCCAAAAGAATGGAGCGAAACAGTTCCGCAGCTGAAGAGATAAACGTTGATTAGAGGAGTCGAAAGGCTCCTTTTTTCATATACAAATTAGTCCGGCAGGACGTAAAGCAATGCGACCGAACGAGATGCGACCTCGTAAAAAGCGTATCGGAGAAAGGAACCAATATGAAACGCACAGACATCACAAGCCTCTTCCCGGAGGCAACCGATGACCAGATCAACGCGCTGATGAACATCAATGGTAATGACATCAACAACGCAAAGAAGGGCATCGAGGAGCTGCAGACATCCCTCAAGGATGCGCAGGAAAGACTCGCCGGAGTGCAGAGCAATGAAACAGCGCTGCAGGAGGCGATAGACAGAGCAAACGGCTTACAGACCGAACTTGATTCGATGAAGGCAGCCGAAACGCTTCGACTCACACGTGAAGAGGTGGCAAGAGAAGTCGGTGTGCCAGCCCATCTGCTGACAGCCGAGACAAAGGAAGACTGTGAGGCACAGGCAAAGTCAATTCTTGAATTTGCAAAGCCGAGCACATACCCGAGCGTCCCGGATGGCGGTGAGCCTATTGGAACCGTAAAAAAGGCAACACGCGATCAATTCGCAGAACATTTCAACCAAGTTTTATAAAGGAGAATAACAATGGCAGGAGTACCAACCAACAGAACAAACATCACACTTCCACCAGAAGTCTCTGCAGAAATTCTCGCAAAGACACAGGAAGCATCCGCAATTATGAGCCTCGCAAGACAGATCTCTCTTCCTGGCAGAGGCGTATCGATTCCGGTTATTACTGGAGATCCACAGGCAGCATGGGTAGGCGAGACTGAGTCAAAGCCAGTATCGAACCCATCGCTCAGCACAAAGGTAATGGAGGCTTATAAGCTCGCAGTTATCGTTCCATTCTCAAACGAGTTCGCAAGAGACGCTGCTGCTCTCTATGACGAGCTGGTAAGAAGACTGCCTCTCGCACTTGCACAGAAGTTCGATGCAACAGTAATCGGTGCAGTACAGGCTCCTGGAAACAACTTCGACACATTTGCTGCAGCAACAGCACAGAACATCACTGCACCTAACACATATTCAAGCCTCGTTGCAGCTGACACAGACATCGCTACACACAGCGGCATCATGAATGGTATCGCACTCTCCCCACAGGGCAAGGGCGTACTGCTCGGAGCTGTTGATGACAACAAGAGACCTCTCTTCATCAACAACGTATCCGAGGGAGCAGTTCCGATGGTTCTCGGGGCAAAGACAGTCCTGAGCAAGGGTGTTTATGATGGCACAAACAACGTTGTCGGTATCGCAGGTGACTGGACACAGGCTATGTACGGAACAGTTGAAGGCGTAAAGATCGATTACTCAAGCGATGCAACACTCGACATCGGTTCGGGCAATGTAATCAACCTGTTCCAGCAGAATATGTTCGCAGTAAGAGCAGAGATCGAGATCGGATTCCGCGCCGATGTTGACTGCTTCAACAGACTGACTGTTACTCCGTAATAGATGGTCAAAATGATCAACAAGCACTTCGGCAATGAAATGCTTGTCGCGGAAAGCAGGGTAGAGGAATACGTGTCGGCTGGTCACAAACTGGCCGACACTCCTAAAACCGAAAGTAAGCCGAAGGGCAAAACAAAGACAGCGAAGAAAAAGTGAGGTGGCGGTATGGCATATGCAACAGTAAGTGATGTTCAGTCTCGCATGACGAGACAGATGTCAGAAGCGGAGCAGAGCGTCTGCTCGAATCTGTTGGATGATGCCGCAGTCATTATCGATGCTTATAACTCTGAAGCTGACGCAGGTGCAAAGAACCTTGTGTCAGTTCGCATGGTTATAAGGGCCATCGGGGACGGTACCGATGCAGGTATTCCTATGGGAGCGACTCAGGGCAGTATGTCGGCACTTGGCTATACGCAGAGTTGGACCATAGGAGCATCCGGATCTGCCGGAGAACTATATCTCGGCAAGCTCGAAAAGAAGCTGCTCGGGTACGGTAACAGCATCGGCTCCTATAGCCCGACAGAAGAACTTGTCCGGACGGAGGTCCTGTTATGAGAGGCATAACGGTCACACTGTATGACAGAACGGAAACGGGCAAGGACGCACTTAACCATCCGGTCTATACGGAAACGGCGGTGCAGGTCGATAACGTGCTCGTTGCTCCGTCTTCTGCGCTTGAGGTCCTTGAGCCGACAAACCTTAACGGACGCAAAGGCGAATACGTCATGGCTATCCCTAAAGGTGATACGCACGAATGGATCTCGGGCAAGAAGGTCAGCTTCTTCGGGCAGGACTGGAGAATCATCGAAATGCCTGAAGAGGGTATCGAGTGGCTGATTCCGCTCAGCTGGAACAAGAAGGTACAGGTCGAGAGATATGAGCAGGGTTGATTTCGAGTTAAACAGAGCAGGCGTAAGAGAACTGCTGAAGAGTGCTGAAGCGCAGAACATTTGTATGCAACAAGCGAATATGGTGCTGAGTCGCGCATCTGCGTCTTCGGATGGATACGTTGTTGAAACAAGAAACTATCCAGAGCGTTCGGGAGCGGCGGTCAGAGCTGACACCTTTAAAGCTCGCAAAGATAACTACGATAACAACACCTTGCTTAAAGCATTAGGAGGTGGCTAATGATAGCGAAAACACTTCTTGACTATCTCGACACTGCACTCGATGTTCCTGTCGTGATGGAAGCTCCCGAACAGACAACAGACTATGTGCTGATTGATCAGACGGGAAGCAGTCGCACCAACCACATAATAACGACCACATTCGCGATCCAGTCATACGGGACTTCGCTGTATAACGCGATGCTCCTGAATGAGGAAGTTAAAGATGCGATGGTCGGCTTCGCTGAACTCGGCATCGTAACACGTGTCGAGCTTGAAACAGATTACAACTACACAAACACAGCCACAAAGCAGTATCGCTGGCAGGCTGTGTATCAGATTACTCACTATTAGGAGGCAATAAATGGCAAATACAGCAGGAAATGTCAGCGCAGG